CTTGAGCGCAAGTTGAATGAGTCAGTGTTAATTTGGGATGAAGCCGACCCGAACAAGATTCTGGTGGTCACCCTTAAGCGAGCAGTGGATGGATCCTATCAATTAGGTTTTGATGGGCCGAGAAACTTTAGGATTTTTAGACAGGAAATGTTTAATGACAACAGCTTTGAAGACAAAAAATAATACTGGTAAACCTGCTGAAATGGCAGCTATTAAAACGGATGCAGTCCTAATTCAGGGTGATCTATCTACCCTCAGTGAAGATCAACGCAGTTCCTATTACCTTAGGGTATGTGAAAGCTTGGGTTTGAATCCACACACCCAGCCCTTTGAGTTTATCCCATTGGGTGGAAAGTTGAAGCTATACGCAACTAGGGCATGTTCTGATCAGTTAAGGAAACTTCATGGGGTATCTATTCAGATCCTATCTAGGGAACTGGTTGAAGATATCTACACAGTCACAGCCAGGGCAGAAGACATGACAGGGCGAACCGATGAATCCTGTGGGGTGGTTTCCCTTAAGGGTTTGATGGGTGAAGCTAGGTCTAACAAACTTATGTGTGCTGAAACTAAAGCTAAGCGCAGGGTCACTTTATCTATCTGCGGTTTGGGTTGGTTGGATGAAACAGAGGTGGAATCCCAAATTCAATCCCAACCTATCAGACCTGTTGTCGCAGCTCTGGCAGCACCAGGGGTAGTTGATGAGCATAAGCCCATGGAAACTTTCCAAGAGGCATGCCTAGCAGTTGAACATGCTTTCCCTGGCACCATGCAAGCCATGCTGAAATACTACAAAGTTTCCTCTGTGGATCAGTTGGTTGAAGCTCAACGGATTGATGCTGAAAAGCTGATAGCCAAAAAGATGGGGGCTAAATAATGAGCATCCTAGACCTAGCTTCTGGCGCAAGGATTTTGGAATTCTGGATGGAAAAGGATTCCACCTCAGATGTGGAAGGTGAACTGGATGAAACCTTGGACCAGTTGCTTCAAGAGCTTGAAGGCAAGATTGAAGATAAGGTTGAAGCTTACTGCAGGATCATCAGAGAGCTTGAACTAACCCAAGCTGCAAGGAAAGAAGAGTCTGACCGGATCCGGAAGCTGGCTGATCAAGATGGTAATACAGTCAAGGCGATGAAGGGCAGGTTAATGTTCTTCTTTGGCTTGCAGAAGATCAACAAGCTTAAAACTAACAACTTTAATCTTTCTATCTGCGCTAATGGTGGCAATCAGCCAATAGAGGTCAACATCCTACCTGAGCTTCTGCCAGCAGAATTTCAGAAGGTCGAGATTAAACCCAATATGGAAACCATTAGGGAGGCTTTGAAAATGGGCACCTCTCTTGATGGAGTTACACTTCTGCCCAGAGGCGAACACTTAAGGATAAAATAGTTATGACTGTATCTGGCGAACCCGACTATGAAAAGCAAGTTGATCTAAATTCTAACTTTAGGTCTACCAAGGCTACTGATTTAGAAGACGGCACTTACCTTGGACGAATTGAAAATGCATGGATCAAGGAAGTTAATTCCCCAGTCACTGCAACTGGCAAGCAGAAGATTTTTGAAATCAACCTGGTAGTGGACGGCAAGTCTGTGCAAATCAGCTACTGGTTAAAGTCTGATGCCAACTTCAAACGCTGCCTGATTAATCTTCAGAAGCTAGGTTTTGATGTTCCTCAATGGGGTCCAATGTTTGACCGACCCTACCTTGCCGAGATGGACAAAGCAGGTTTAGAGATGAGGGGCAAGACTCTAAGCTTTAGGAAAGACACGAATGGGGAATATAAGAACATTGTTTTGATGGCCTTGAGTGCAGATAGCATTAAGCCAGCAGCATCAGAAGATGAATTGCCCTTCTAGACCACCCATTAGGGGTGGCAGGGTTATCATTGCCCCTGAGACAACCTTGATGGGGCTGCTGTCACCCACCCAACAGCAGCAATCGTATTGATGAGCTTATCAGGCTGGTTATGCCATATGAGATATTGGCTTAGTAACACACCTGACTTGTTGTCAGAACTAGCCAGCCTGATATTAAAAACACACAATTACAAATCTAAGGATGGGTAAATAATTGAATGATTCTGCAATTATAAAAGATGTTGATAATGATGACTGGGCAACCAATGTTATTAACCTTTCAAAGGTTGGTACTGATTTGCTTCTTAAAGGTGAAAACCTTCTTAAGTATAGTCCTTTTGACCGACAAAATAGGCATCAGAAAATAGTTGATGGCGCAGAAGGTGCCGTTGATTTTATGAAAATGTTTTCTGCTGCTGCTGCCCAAGTTGGTCAAATTATTGACCAGCATGTTAAATGGATTGATCATATTTCATATAGCTACGAAATTAAAGGGATTGACTTTGATAACGGTTGCATCAATCTTCATTTCGAAAGATATTTTGGCAAAGAAAAAGAACCATTTACATTGGTTTATGACAAAAAAAATGTTAGCCGACCTTGGGGCTATTATGTAGTCCATGGTGATTTACTTGTTAACACTGGGATGTCTAATCATTACTTGGAAGGTATCAAAGATGTTCTAGATATATTTATTGAGTCAAATAAGTTTGAGGATTTAATAAAAAGGGAGAGATACGATTTTAACCGTAATCATTTTGACTTAGACAGACTTAGAAAAAAATGCGACTTAGATACACTATATAAGCTTTTAGATGATCCAGAATTTTACAAGATACTTAAAGAAAACAAGTTAACCGAAATCATTGATTCTTATCGCCTTTTTTTAAAGGCAAAAACCACACGCAAAGCAGAGCTTAGACTTAAACATTTAATTTCAGAGGCTTGCACTATTCATGAAATGCCAAAGCCACCAGGTTCTTTTTGCAAGGCTAAAGAAACATTAGAAATGAATTGTAGGTCTGGGATTTATTTTGGATGGCGTGAATCTCAATGCTTTTATGTTGGTAAAAGTAAAAACATCGCAAGCCGTTTGAAGTCTCACCATGTCATTAATCTTGATGACGATGTTTCATGGTTGGAATTCCCTGAATCAGACATTCATTTAAACGAATTGTTTTACATTTGGTTGTTAGCTCCAGAATGTAACAGTGAACAAATACAAAAAGAAAAAACAAAAGCAAAAAAGGAACAGCATTCATGACCTACGAACCCATCCCACATTTACCACCAGATGAACATGAAAACATCAGCGCATTCTTTGAACGCTGCTATGACCTGATAAGAGAGCGAGCTGCTGAGTATGACCCACCAGTAGTCAGCTTTACCAAGATTGCTCTTTATTGGTCTGAGTATCTTGGATCAGAAGTCACTCCCTACGATGTCGCAATCATGATGTGTCAGCTAAAAATCGCGCGACTTTCTAAAGGTCATCATCAGGACAGCCTAGAAGATGCTGCAGCTTATCTGGCGATAGCAAACAGTTTAAAGGAGCAATCCCATTGCACTGGGCCATCTCATCCTACCCGGGAGTGAGACAAGGCCGGTTAAACTTTGCAATGGGGTTTTTATAACAGGGTGGGGGAATTACCCCACCTATAACTAAAGAGAAAAAAATGCAATTTCTAGTACCTAAAAACTGGTCCAACTTTCAACACTACAAGAACAGGAATCCACCCTGGATAAAACTGCACAGAGGGTGCCTGATGGACCCTGCATTTCTAAGGCTAGATGTGTTTGGGAGATCACTTTGCCCCATGTTGTGGATTTTAGCTAGTACCTATACAGATGGACACATACCTTACAGTATTGAAGATATTGCAGTGGTGTTGAGGGTTACTGATGCTGAATGCCTAAAAGGTATTAAGTCATTACTGGATAAAGGTTTATTTCAAATTATAGAAGTGGATGCTAGCACTATGCAAGCAGATGCTAGCAACCTGCAAGCAGATGTGTGCAAAACAGTGCCTAGAGTAGAGGAGAGAAGAGAAGAGGAAGAGACAGAGGAGAGAGAGAGAAGAGGAGAGGCAGACACCTGCTCTGAGCTGGTTCCCATCTCTGAGCCAACCAGCCCAGAACTTTACCAACCTGAAATGATCTTTCCATGTGTAGGAAATCCCAAGACATGGTCACTAACTCAAAAGCTCTTTGATCAGATCCAAGAAGCCTATCCAGATGCCCCTATTTTGGATTGGATTAAAAAAGCCAAGCTTTGGGCAGAGACCAATACATCTAAGCGAAAAACGGCAAAGGGAATGCCATCATTCCTGTCCAGATGGATGGCAACCCAAACAGATAGGCCAGCGCAACCAAGAAGCTTCCAAACCAATGGCAAACCCAAACCCAGTCTTCAAGAAGCCATGTCAGCCATGCCCAGGGGATTTCAGTTACCACAAAGGATTCAACCATGAATATCACTATCGATGCAAACCAACCTTATTTCGATTGGCCTGATTGGATCCAGTTTCACAGTACCTTCTACGGCTGGGATCAGGAACGAGAACTCAAAATGCTTTTAGCCTGGTCAACCTACTTTGCAAGTGAGGGATATGGGCCTGAGGAACTGCTTGCAGCTTCCAAAGATTTGACTGGGGTCAAAATATTTAAGCGAGAAGAAACCATTCACGAACTTGAAAAGGCTTTAAGAATCCGCAGGGAGAATTACCGCAGAACTATTAAACCTGAGGTTTCAGATTGCTCAATGTGTAGGGGCACTGGATTGGTTCTAGTGCCATTCCTATCCCATGTAAAAAATGGGATCTGGTCATCTAAAAGCAAATGCTGGGTAAGCTGCATTTGTATTAACTCTTTACCATTTAAAAGCACTGCATCAGGTGAAGGCAAGAAAAGTATCATGACCTTGGAAATTTATGAACTAAGGAATCCAGACTGGATGCGCCAGATGGCAGCATGTGAAGAATCCGAACGCAACTTAGCTAAAACCCTGAATGACTTAGCACCCAATGGGAACAAACCTTTGGATGATATCCTAGACCGGATAGCCAAAAGATTTAAACAGAATCCAGTAGAGGAACCACCACCAAGAATGATAGTGGATGCATCGGTTAGAACTTACGGCTAAAATCTGATTAGGGATGGATCCCGCAACCGGAAAAGGAATCCATGCGAATTGATTTTGGTCCACACACAACAAATTTACTTTGGCAAATTGGTGAAGCAAAATCACTCTGGTTCAAGAAAAATAACTGGCCGATTCATATTCAGAGAATGACTAAGTTTGGTATCAGTGAAGAGCAAGCCAGAACCTATAACCAGTTCTGTGGTCTATGTGGAGAGGCAGCTCTTTGGGAATGGCTATATGGCGATCTTTCAGAGTTTTGGCAGCAACAAGCATACCTTCATGAATCGCAATCACTGACCGATGGTGGCACCGATATGCCAGGACTTGATGTTAAGACCCGTGATCTAATAACAGACCCAATCCCCTGGCTAATTATCACCCCACACAAATTAGATACTAAGGTCAGGTATGTGTTATGTGTGGTCCAGTCTGAACATCCAAGCAAACCAGAAACTATATCTGTTGAGATTATTGGATCCATCCATGGTGAAGTTGTGGACAGACTTAAACAACACTGGTGGCATGAAGGGCTGCACCGGATCACCATAGATCAAGAGTATTTAACCCCACCCGAAACTTTAAAATGGTAGGAGAATAGTTATCACATCAGGCATTTGCAGAAGATGTTTAAGGATTAGGATGTTGCGTTATGGTGTATGCAGTTACTGTGGATCTGAAGCCAGAACCACCACCCAGATGATGATTATCCTAGGCAAACAAAAAACTATGATTGCACAACTAAGGCATGAAAGAAGACTGCTAAAGTTTCAGCTAAAGACTGCCAAGGCTAAGCTGGCAAGGGCTAAATCCAGTCCTTAAGATTTTGTATCTAAAGGATTATCGGCAAAAATGGGGGCATGAGGCTAGAGCTTCCTATACCACCGAGCGCAAACCACATCTTTCGGGCATCCCGCAGAGGTCAAGTCTATAGGTCCAAGAAATATACAGACTGGCACAAAGCTGCTGAGTTGATGGCCTATGCAACTAAGAAGGGCAAGGTAATCAACCCACCATATGCAATTACCATGGTCATTATTGGTGGGTCAGGATGGAGAAAAGACCGCGATTTGGATAACTGCTGGAAACCTGTGTTGGATCTATTGCAGCACATAGGAATCATTCAAGAAGACAACTGCCAGCACATCACCCGATTGGTAGTCACCTATGCCAAGGGCGATGGTAGACCTGCAGAATGCCACCTAACCATAGCAGGTGCATAATGCCATCAGATCACGACCACAAGAAGCACAATCCAAGACCAGCCCAAGGTAGGCGCACAGACCGACCGTCACCACACCGCAGAGGCTATGGTCGAGCATGGGAGAAGATCAGGCTAGCGATCCTCAGAGAAGAACCATTGTGCAGAGGATGCCAAGGGCCAGCCACCTGCGTTGACCATATTCAACCTTTGAAACAAGGTGGCACAAACCACAAGACAAACCTGCAACCTCTGTGTGTTAGCTGCCATAACTCCAAGACATGGCATGAAACTTGGGGGCGAAAAAAATGAAAACCTTCAAAATCTCAGGGAAAAACCACATGACAGAACGGCAGGTAGGGGGGGAT